CAAACAATTCCACAGAGATCGGGCTCACACAATTGCATCAAGCTGGGGATTAGAAATATTCAAAAACAGCGATACATTCATTAAACAATGGATTTTAAATGTAGAAAATCAACGGCTCAATCAATTAAAAAACTGCCTGGCTATACAGCAGATTTGCAATCAGCATGGTATACTTTGTGTAATTCCTAAGGATCTGGACCAGGCCCCGGAATTTCGATGGGACCCGGAAAAAGATGGATATGCCCGAGACTTGTTGCATCCGGGTCCAAAAAGACAAAAAAAAATTGTGGAGAAAATGCTAAATGATTGGCGCCAAAAAATCACTTGAGACTGTACTAGTCAAGTCTCCTCATCGAAGACAAACATTCACAGATCAACAACTGGATGAGTTTTTGAAGTGTGCTGATCCTGTCACGGGACCGCACTACTTTATGGATCACTTTTTTCATATACAACATCCTACGCAGGGCAAAATGTTGTATCATCCGTATTCGTATCAAGTCAAACTGATTGATACTTACCATAACAATCGATACTCAATTTCCATGATGCCGAGGCAAACTGGAAAATCGACCAGTGCAGCAGGATACTTGTTATGGTACAGCATGTTTGTTCCGGACTCAACTATTCTAGTGGCAGCACACAAATACACAGGTGCTCAGGAGATCATGCAACGCATACGCTTTGCTTACGAACTGTGCCCAGATCATATACGAGCAGGTGTCACAAGCTACAACAAAGGTTCAATAGACTTTGAAAACGGTAGTCGTATTGTGAGTGCCACCACAACAGAAACAACCGGACGTGGTATGAGTATTACACTACTCTATGCCGATGAGTTTGCGTATGTGCGGCCCACTATTGCCCGAGAGTTCTGGACTTCTATCAGTCCTACCTTGGCCACAGGTGGTAAAGCAATCATTACATCAACTCCCAACAGCGATGAGGATCAGTTTGCGTTCATCTGGAAAGGTGCCAACAAGACCGAAGATGAATATGGTAACCCCACACCACTAGGCATAAACGGATTCAAGGCCTATCGCAGTTACTGGCAAGAGCATCCTGATCGCAACGAGTCCTGGGGAGAAAACATGCGAGCACAACTGGGCGATGATCGATTCCGCCGTGAGATTGGCTGCGAATTTATCATCAATGACGAAACTCTGATTGCTCCTGCCAAACTTCTGGATCTTGACGGACTCGAACCCATGTACAAAACTGGACAAGTACGATGGTATGAACCAATTAGAAAAGATCAAGTGTATGTTGTGGCCCTGGATCCCAGTCTAGGCACAGGTGGTGACCCCGCTGCTATTCAGATCTTTGAAGCCAACACCACACGACAAGTGGGAGAATGGCGACACAACCGAACTCCGATTCCTGAGCAAATTCGTATTCTAGTAGATGTGATCCGACACATAAACGAAACGGTAGGCGATGAGAAAAGTATCTATTACTCAGTGGAAAACAACACCATTGGAGAAGCAGCACTGATTTCAATTGCAGAATGGGGCGAAGAAAACATACCGGGATACTTCCTGAGTGATGTATCCGGTCCTGCTGTGAACGGACGCAGAACACGCAAAGGATTTAACACCACAAACAAATCCAAACTGAATGCCTGTGCCAAACTAAAAAATCTTGTGGAATCCGGCAGAATGAAAGTGAACAGCAAAAGTTTGATTTCAGAGTTCAAAAACTTTGTGGCACACGGCACAAGTTATGCTGCCAAACCTGGAGAAACAGACGATTTGATCATGGCCACAATCCTGGCTGTGCGCATGCTCACAGTGTTGCAGAGCTTTTATACTGAACTAGACTCACACATGCGGGATCACGGCGAAGAGATCATAGAGCCATTCCCGTTCATTTCTATGGTGCGTTGAGGTAAATACCGTATGGCACAAAATTCAATCTCAAGCGAACTCAACGATCTGTTAATCACACGTGATTTTGACGTCAACGCACTCAGTACCCGGACTGGTAAACCAGCAGTAAATGACCGTGGTGTACCTGACGCAAACGAAGCAGACATGTTTAGTTTTGATTGGGTTGGGCCCACTGGCAAGAACTACGGAACCATGGTGATCCTGCTGGATCAATCAGGCGGTATGACAGTGTACTTTGGCGATAATCTTGGTCGCACCATGGACCCAGAAGATAAACTGGCCTGGTACGGCGACCCGGACACTGATAACTCAGGCTTTCTGGAACAATTGAAAAATTTTGCCATCCGCACCAGCAAGGTGCGTGGTGGATTCAGCCTGGAAAACATGAGCCGGCTCAAGTATGCTATTGCAGGACAAGCAGCCCTGACAGAGAGCTTTTATGGCACACGCAAAATTAGCTATTCGGGCCTGGCAACTGAAGCCAGACTCATGATCAAACATTCAAAGGTGCTGGACGAGAACGATGCTCGTTTCCGCTATGTGGAAAGTTTGTTTATTGAAACAGCCCTGGGCGAACGCTTTAGACTGCCATTCCGCAAGTTGTCTGGTGGACGAGCCATGCTGGAACATGTGCGTCAAGGCGGCAACCCTTATGATTTTCGTGGACAACACATTAGTGAAACAGTGAGTCAAATCACCACACTGGGTCAGTTTCGCAGAGCACATCAAGGCCGTGTGTTTGAAGGTGCTGCTGCTGACTTGATCACAGAAACCAACGAATACTATCACAATCTCAATCGCAATCTCAAGAACATTGCACACCATCGCGGATACGCACAGTATTTTGAATCTTGGCAGCCAGCTGAGATTTCAGAAACTGACATGGTGGTGGAAGATCTCAAGGGCTTGTTTACAGAAATACGCATTGATCCTAGAATAGAATCAGCCTTGCCCGTGCTGGCAAAGATACAACGGGAAGCACAAATCATGAAAGAAGCAGACATATTCGAATCCTGGGCCAACAACCTGGTAGAAGGTACCTGGGCTCTGCCGGACACTCCTGAAAAAATGGATCAGCTCAAGATGTGGCTGAGTGAACCGCATCCAGTTGGTCCAGATGCGTCTGATGCCAAAGATGTGCTAGGTGACTACATTGGCGACGACAACTTGTTTGATCAACTGGAAGAACTGGCCGAAGAAGATCCTGACGCAGATGCTGTTCCCTTGGTCATGGCCTGGATTGATCGCAATCGAGATGAATTCACTGAGATTGCTGAACTGGCTCAAAATTTAGAAGCAGCGGCTGCTCCTGCACTTGAACCGGCAGCACCGCCGCCTGCTGCTCCTGCTGCTCCTGCTGCTCCTGCTGCACCTGCTGCCGCTGCTCCGGTTGAAGAAGATACAGTGAGTCCACGCTTTGCAGGTGTGCAACAAACTAAACATGCTGATGGTAGCCAAACTACAGACTATCAACAAGGCCCTTTACAAACTACCAACAAAGTAGATGCCCAGGGCCGTCCTATTACATCTAAAGCTAGTTATGATCTAGGCGTAGGCACTGTGGACTCTGAGTTAGATCACACCAGTGGCGTTAGATCAAATGCTGTTACTGCACGTGGCGGTATGGATCCTAACAAGTTATTACCTACAGCAGATATTGCAGCCGCTCGAGGAGTTGATCCTAAGAAGTTTGCAGCATTTCAATCACAGCAACCGGGTGTTGTAAAAGAAGATCCGGACACAAGCATGTACGAATCTGATTTGGCAAGAATAAAATCTCTAGCACAGCTCAGATAACATAAATAAAACAAAGAAGGGCATGTAGTGGCATGCTCTTCCGTAAGCAACTAGATAGGCAAAGTTCGCTACCTTTGGTGGTAGGAAACACAGACAAGCTGTGTTATAATAACTTGTAGGCAGCATTTAAGTAGATCTTAAATTTATAAAATCATATTAACGCACAAGAAAGGCAACACAATATGGCATCATTAGCAGAAATCCGCGCACGGCTACAGGCCGCAGACAGCAACAAAGGTGGACAATCCACTGGCGGCGGCGACCGATCAATTTACCCTCACTGGAACATGGAAGAAGGCAAAGAAGCCGTACTCCGCTTCCTGCCAGACGGTAACACAAAAAACACATTCTTTTGGGCAGAGCGAGCAATGATTCGACTGCCATTCAATGGCGTCAAAGGTGAGATGGATTCAAAACAAGTCATGGTTCAGGTACCATGCGTTGAGATGTGGGGCGATGCTTGCCCAATCTTGGCAGAAGTACGCACATGGTTCAAGGACAAGAGTCTTGAAGACATGGGTCGCAAGTATTGGAAAAAGCGCAGTTACATTTTCCAGGGCTTTGTGCGTGAGAATCCCATTGGCGACGACAAAACACCGGACAATCCTATTCGCAAGTTCATCATTGGACCTCAGTTGTTCACCTTGATCAAGGGTGCCCTGATGGATCCTGAGTTGGAAGAATTGCCAACTGACATGTTGCGTGGCTTGGATTTCCGTATTGCCAAGACCAGCAAGGGTGGATACGCAGACTACAACACATCAAAATGGGCTCGTAAAGAATCTGCCTTGACCGAAGCTGAACAGGCAGCTGTGGCCACACATGGCTTGTATGATCTCAGCACATTCTTGCCCAAGAAGCCCGGAGCAGTTGAGCTCAAGGTAATCAAGGAAATGTTTGAAGCGAGTGTAGATGGACAGCCTTACGATACAGAGCGTTGGG